GGAAACGATGTAAGCGATGAGCAGCCTTCCCATGCTAAACTAAAATTCGTCCCACTTGATGTGTCGATCAGAGGAAATGACGTGAGTGATGAGCAGCCGCGCCATGCTTGACTAAAATTCGTCCCACTTGATGTGTCGATCAGAGGAAATGACGTGAGTGATGAGCAGCCGCGCCATGCTTGATTAAAACTCGTCACGCTGGATGTGTCTATTTTATCGCTGAAGCTTGTTAAGCTGCTGCATCCATAAAAACCGTTATTCACAGCATCAAACACCATCGAGCCATCAACAGCAGTCAATGCTGCTTTGTCGCCACCATTATTAAATTTGATGTTTGGAAAATCACCGGTGATGGTTACATCATAACTGCCAGCGGTCGTATATTCATGAGCAAGGTCGGCATCGTTATATGCCGTAATCGCAACAGGAGATGAACCATCACCCCAATCAATTTGAGCATCAAACGTGCCGACATTTTGACAAGGGATTGTAATCGTCTGCGGTGAGCTGGTCGTAGTAAAGGACAAGATCAATCCTTCGGCTCCGCGTTTCACCCCCGCGATGATTCGCCGTGCCATCATGCCGTCGCCCTCAACTCTGCATCGGCGTGGATATTACCCGCCGGATCGGTGTAGAGCGTCAGTCGGTATAGTGCGCTGTTGGTGTCGAATGCTTCAGCAGTGCCATCGGGCCAGTACCAGCCAGCAGGGACGCTCACCGTCTTTGCAGTGGCGTCCTGCGTGATGTAGATCACAGCCGAACCGCAAAGCGGAGCAGTTGGTGCGCTAGTTGTGAGTAGATCGACATCCTGGGTCAGCGTCACCTGATAGATTTTGCCATCCAGCGGAATCGTCACTGAATAGGTGCTGTCGCCGTCATCGACGACAGATAGCGTTGCGCCGGTTTCGGAGTACGCATCAAGTGTTGAGTCATCAATCGTCTTGTTGGTCAGCGTGGCAGTGGCGCTGTTTTTCGTTGCGTCGGACGTGTTGTCGACGTTATCCAACGACAAGTCGCTCTTGAGATCAGCCAGCGCACGGTACCCGAGATCGTCCGCAGTGTCTGTCCCCGTCGATCCGAGCACATGCGTCGGCGTGATAGCTTGGCGCACTTGTTTAGTCATTCTGGAGTCTCCCAGACAATGGGTTCATCATCCCATTGCATTTGCTTATCTTCCCAACCCAGAGCATTTTCACTCACAGGCTCTTCCGCCTTCCGATCCCGCCGCCGCTTCTGCGCGTACCACCACGCAAACTCGCGGCTGCCAGGGACGGCGTATTTGCGAGCCATCAGTCAGCCTTCCTCGGTCGACCGCGACGCTTGACCGGCGCTGGTGCTGGTTCCACCACCGGCGCGACCTTCGGCGGAACCGGCTTGCGCTGTACCGGCTGGCGCACTTCGCCCCGTGCGATCCGGTTTGCTTCTTCGATCAGTTCTTTCTGTGTTCTCATGCTGTCTGCCTCAAAACTGCGGGACGTCCATGTCCCTGCGTCAATCCATGCTTGATCAGTTGGTGATCAAGAAAGCCAGCGGGACGTTCTTCCGCTCAACCACACGATCCCAGGTCGCAGCAGCCTCCAGTTCCGCCAGCGTGTAGGACGTGGCAGCAGGAGTGCCGGTGTCCTTGAAGCCGAACGGATGCAGCAGGTAGGTCTTGCGCGAGAACAGAATCTCCACGCCGCCGCCGTTGCCCTGTGCAGGCTGGCGATCCACTTCCACCGGATTGGCCGGAGTGCCTTCGCCGAAGCCGACCGCGCCAGCGCCGAAGATAACGCTGGTGTACTTGGTGCTGTACACGCTGTCAGTCTCGACCGGCAGGCCGTCGTCGACGATGACCCGATGACCGAGGAAGGTCGGGATGGTCATGTTGCCCTGGCTATCCGGGATAAAGTCAATGTCGTCGTTATCGACCATCCGCTTGTACACCACCGAGTGAACCGCAATGGCGGTCAGCTCGTCGTAGGCATCGCCCAGGGTAAAAGCAGCCGAGGTGAAGTTCGACCGGGTGAAGCCGCTCGCGGTCGTGGCGGTATCCAGCGAAGCGTCATACACCATGTCGCCGCTGTCGTTGGCGATGTTGTCCGCCAGTACGCCGTTCATGGTGGCGATGAGCCGACGCTGCCACTGACGCCGCCAGTAGGTGTCGGTGCGGGCACGAATGCGGGTCATTGCATCGCCGCCGAGCGCCAGTTCGGACGCCAGATCGGTCTCGGACCAGGACTGGTTCAAAAACGCCTTCCGCCCGATCTGCTCGCCCTGCACGATCTTCTGTGCGGTGGACGTGACGTTCGGATCGTCCGAGGTCAGGTTGGGAGCGACAGTGGAGTCGAGGTCTTTCCAGAACGGCAGCTCGGCGGTCTTGCCCGCAGCGGACGCGACCTGGTCGAGCAGCGCATTGCGGATGACGACGCCGGAGTCGTAGAAAGCGGTTTTCTCAGGACCGTCGACCGGAGGCAGGTCCTGGAATACGGTGACATCGATGATGTCAGAGAGTCGTACAGTAGCCATGTGTGATCACCCTTGTGAGTAGTGCCGGGTGACCAAAAAGGCCCACGCCCCGGCGATAGAAAATCCACCGTTAGGCCGCAGGCCTTGATCGTCCGCTCCCGCAGGGAGCCTTCAACCGTTCAATGCTTATACCGGTTGACAGCCGATTCTGTCAATTGTTCCGGTTGTAGTACTCGTCGCGGATGCGAATGTAGGTATCGGGATCGGCCCGCTTCAATTCGACAAGCTCGCTGCTGCTGTACTCGTTGAAAGCCTTAATCTTTGGCTTTCCGCCATCCGACCGCCCGGTACCGCCTGCGCCATTCGCCTTGCTGCCAGCGAGGATTGGCGCAAAAAGCTCGGTGCCCATGATCTCTTTCCGCAGATCATCCACGGTCATGGCAGACGGCGTGCCATCGCGGTCCAGTACGCGGACGGTGGGCTTGCCATCCCTGATCTCGGTCTTCAGACGTCCGGCAATGTGAGGCATCAGCAGATCCGCATGGCCAGGCAGCGCCAGGTCAGCCGCCAGCCGTCGTGCCTCGGCACCAGACGTGATCGAGGCCAGCATCTGCTCGTATTGCTTGATCTCAGTCCGCAGTTCCTGTTCGGTGGTCTCGACCTTCTTCTGCCACGATTTCTCCAGCGACTCTAAGTCCCCGGATTTCTTCGCGGCTTCGAGCGCGGCCTGCTCGGCTTCCTTCTTTGTGCGGGCTTTCTCTTCGAGTAGTTCACGATTCTTCGCCTCCAGCTTGGCTATCGATTCCTGCATTGCGGCAAATGCCGCCGGGTCAATACCGGGTGCGCTTTCCGTCTGCCGGGTATCGGTATCGGTGGTGCTGTCGTCGTGCTGATCTTCGTCTGCCATATCGTCTCACCTTTGCTGTCTTCAAAGTCCTGCCCGTTCAAATACGACCGGGTTTTTCTCGCGCATCTCTTGCAGCGTCAGCGGCTCGAACCGCCGTCCGAGCTGTAGGTCAGCGAAGCCCCGCGAACTCAAGCCGCCATCCCGCAGCAGTTTGCCGCGTGTCGGCCCGATCGCTGCGTCCTGGAATGACGCTGGCTGGCGAAGCAGCCAACTGTAGTAGTCGAGCCTGGCTGGCACGTAATCGATCTCCCGGCGATCCGCCGAGGTCCGCGCCGCCCGCGTCGCACCGCGCTCCAGCACATCGAATGGCGGACGCAGGACCGCCACCGTCGTGCTTCGGCACCGCACATGGATTGGCGGTCGAGGTCCGGAATCAATCGGGAACTCGCGCCCGTCGAGCGACGCGCACTGATCTGTGGTGCGGCTGTCCAGCGTCGAGACCCACCGCACGCGGTCGATGATGTCTCTGTTGGCATCCCAAGTCGCCTGCCTCGCGGTCTGCGACACATGCTGAACGCTGGTGCGGACGATAGCATCCGCGTCGCGGCGGATGCGCTCCATGGTCCCGTCGGTACGATTCGCCGCCACGGTGCCACGGATCGACCGGATGATGTCGGCATTGGGCAGGCCTTGCGCTGCGCCAAGCGTAACATCAGCCGTGATCCGGTCAATGGCGGACTGCTTGAAGCCGTCGAAGAATGTTTCCAACAGCGCGTCGCCAGTCGCCCCGCGCACTTGCAGCGGTGTCGAGAATGCCGCCGCCGCGACTTGCTCCGGCACTGGTGCCAGGAACGTCACGCCGGTATCCAGCGCCCGCAGCGCCTCAAGCTCAAAGTCTGCTTCGTTGATCGCAATCTCTCTCAGCGCCGCGATCCACGCTTCGCGCATCCGTTCGATCGGCAGGTCGATGATCCGCCGCAGGATGGCGCGATTGCGCTCTAGCTGGAACATGGACATTTCCGACAGCTCGTCGAAGATCGCAATGCGAGCCGACACGTCGATCTCCAGCTCTTGCACGAACTCGCGCAGCCGATTCCACTCGCCGCTCTTCAGCCGCTCCAGCATCACCTGGTGGCGCGTGACGACCTCGGTCAGGTAAAAGTCAGCCATCGTCCCCGGCCATGACTTGCGCCTTGATCGCCTCCAGAATGCCGACCATCTCCACCACGCTCAGTCCATCCGCGCACTCGTTGATGGTGTCCACCAGCCGCTGGTAGACGATATTGCGCTGGCGCGTTCCAAAGTCGACCACATTGTCAGCCTGCATTGGGCAATCCGCCCGTCTCCAGCATGTCGGCGTACTCCTCCGCTGTCCGCTCGCCGTCGAAACGCCCGATCCGCTGCATGTAGCGCACGTAATCGCTGATCGGAATGCTGCCCTGCACGAAGCCCGCCACCATGGCCTGGATGTCCTGCGGCGTGGCGTCTGGCGACACAAAGTCCTGATTGATCTGGTAGTCGATCGCGTCCATCTCGCCATCGCCAACGCCCATGTAGCGTCCAGCCCACTGGAGCGCCTGCGTGTAGGCTTCGGACGCATTGGCGGCGATCAGGGACAGGATCGAGTGCTGTGCTTCGCGGATACCGGCGACCTCGGTTGCTGTCTTGGCCGCACTGCCCGGCTGCATGAGCCGTGCGCCGAGTTGCAGCATCATCTCGACCTTGTCCTGCATCGCCTGGCGCACGATGCTGTTCGGTGGCGGTGCGGCGAACTGGAACTGCCCGCCTTCCGGCACAGCCAGCAGATTGCGGCTGCCGACGTACATGCCCTGTTCTTTCAGCATCTCCAGATAGCTCTCGGTCACGCCAGACATCCACGGCTGCGCCTGGCCGACGTACCAGACCGAGTCTTCCCAGTCCGCGCTGTTGCGGTAGTGGCCGATGTTCAGATCGACCAGCGGCAGCATGACGGGCCTGTCGACCTTCGGGTCGTTGTTCTCCGCGCCCACGAAAATGAACGGGATTTCGTACCACGGCTGACCGGCTGCATCGGTCGGTGTGATCTCGTCCACCACGCGCAGTGCGCCGCCCTCGTCCGACCAATGGCGCTCTTGGTATACGCCCTCGTCGTCCAGGTACAGCTCCCGCAGCGTCATGTACTCGTCAGTCGTGTACTGGTCGGTCTTTTCGCGGTATTCGCGGATGATGACGAACTTGAGCCGCGTCTGGCTGCCCCGCGTCTCCGTCCGCCAGTTGATGATCTGCTCAGGCTCCAGCCGCTGAATGGTGGCAACGTAGCGCCCCTCCACCATGTCGCGCATCGACACCGCGCCTTCGGTCGGTGGAAACGACACGTACAGCCCAGCCCGGCTCTTGCGGATCACGTCATCGCACAGCCCCTGGCTTTGCTGGTACAGCGAGACGCCTGCGCCGTCCGCATTGCGCTCCATGTATTCCAGCACCGTGGGCAGCGCCAGCTTCGGATCGCGCCGGAACATCGTCCCGAGCATCCCCTGCACCGTCTGCGCTGCGACAGCGTAGAAAATCGCCCGCTGCTTGTACGCCCGATTGCGGGAGCGGTTTTCTTCGCTCGTATCGTGCGGATTCAGTTCCAGCAGGTAACTGTCGAGCATCCGCAGCCTGGTGATGTGTTCGATCTTCCGCCAGTCCGGCAGCTCGATGGCGTAGTCCTCATGCGGCGTGTCGACGTTGCTCATGGCCTGCCCTCCGGATAGTACGCCTCGATGACCCTATCAATCCCGTGGCGGTGGTAGTTCCACGGCTTCGTGCTTCCATTGAAAAACAGAATCTTTGTCTGATCCCAGACTGGACGGAATCGGCGGTAATATACCACGCCGTCGTTCTTCCGAAACTTGGCCTCGTTCGGCCCCAGGATTTCAGCGTACCACGCTTGATCGGAACCGAGATGATCCTTGCTGGCTGCGATCTGGCGTTTCGGCGTCCACTGGTCGTAGACCTGCGGTCGTGCGCCTGCTGTCATCAGCACCATTCCGCCATTGTACGGACGATGCTCCATGCTCGATCCATTGATCACCACATCCTCCGGACGGCTCAGGATGTGATCGATATTGCCCAGGATCGCGCAGTCGATGTCCATCATCAGGAACCGCTCGCCGTAGGTCTCGGCAGCATCCGCCCGCCACATGTCGATGCGCCGATGGCACTGCGGTCGGCCCTTCGACGTCGGCCAGTTCGGATTGACCACATCCGGCCAGTCTGGCAGCGGGATAATAGCGATACCCTCATCGATCCCTTCCGGCTGATCGGTCACGCAGGAAATGCGGTGCGGCAGCGTCACGTTGCGCCGGATCATGCTGGCCCACCGGTTGACGTGTTCCGCCGTGTATTGTGCATAGCATTTCGGGTCACGCCACAGCCAGCACAGAATGTTGATCACAGGACGCGCTCCCAGTCGAAGTTTAGCCGCCGCACTGGCGGCAGGCTCGCGCCTCGGCACGGCAGGGAGCGCAGGTGGTATTGACTGCCCTTGCGCCCGTAGTCTGTCGTGCTTGCATCCGGCTGCACCTCGCGCTGGTACAGCCACAGGTCGACGTCGATTCCGCCAGCAGGACCGAGGCTGCGATCCAGCTCCTTTCGGAATGTCGCGTCCGTCCCGTAGTAGCCACAATATCGCTCGTCGTAGCCGCCCGCCTGCCAGTAGTCGACAGCGCGAATCAGCCAGGTGTTCGGATGCGGCTTGTAGTACTGGTTGGTCGCTGCCCGGATTCGATGCGGTCGGTAGTAGCGTGCTGGCCCGCCGTCCAGGTCGATGCCCTGCAATCGCTTGGCATCTCGCGCTGGCAGCAGATGATCCATGTCAGTCAGCAGACACCAGCCGCTAGCGTGCGTCATACCGAGGTTGCGGGCACCGTTTTGATTCCAAGCCCGGTCGGTGGTGATGCGGTATAGCTCGATCTCGATGCCAACATCCCGAATGTGCGGCAGTGCCGGATCGCGCTTGCTGCAATCGTCCACCAGGATGACGCGCCAGCAGTCTTTGCGCTCGTACCGCTCCCATTCCTCAAGGTGCAGGTCGAGCATCCCGCCATTTTCAAAGTACGCCATGACGATTGTAATCACTTGCGGACCTCGCGCCGCTTGATGTCGAGCGTTACGTCCTCGCCCTCGATCCACGACTCCTGACGGTGCTTGGCGTGATAGACGTACAGCCCGTCGATCCGCACGATGGCCCATCCCTTGCGCCGTAGCTTGGCGCAGAACTGCCAGTCCTCTCGGAACATCCCGACGCCTGGGAATCCGCCGACCTCGCTCCATGCCTGCTTGTTCACCAGCATGAAGAAGCCCGACGCCTTGTCCAACCCGGTCACGGTGTAGCCGTACTGACTGTGGACGTTGCGAGCAATCTGCCGGTGTTCGTCCATCGTCTCCGCACCGCTGATCCACTGCTGCCCGGTGTTGGAATGCGGTGCATTGGTCCAGCAGGTCGCCAGTCCGAACCGATGCGACTCGATGGCCTTCTGGCACAGGTGGTACCAGTGCGGATTGAGCGCCAGCAGGACATCGTGGTCGAGGAACAGCACCCACTCGCACGGCGTCGTCGCCATGATCCGGTTGTAGTCCTCGCCAAGCCGTCCGCCCGGCTCGTAGGGTATGCGGACGTCTATCTTTGGGCCATACACCATCGGATCACCTCTGCTGCTTTCTCGTCCTGATCCAGCCATTCGCCCATGATGACAGCCCGCAATTGCTCGCGTTCGGCACGCGCTTTGTCGATCTCGGCCTCGCAAGTCGCAATGCCAGGGTACGGAAACACACCGCCAATCGGCTCTGGCACGATCACGTCGCAGCCGCAGAGTGCGGCCTGTACGGCGAGGAAACTCGCGCCATCGTAGCAGACGAACCGCTCGTGCTGATTGAAAATGCTCGCCAGTGGTTCCGGCGGCATTCCACGCGGTATCTCGGTGCCGCGCTCCTCGATGTGTTCACGCCGGATGCCCTGACGCCCTGCCTTGCGGTAGGCCCAGCAGGTGCCCTTGCGCGGCTCGCGGTGATCCCAGAATAGATCAAGACGCGGATCGGTCACGCGGAGATACGGCCCCGGCCCGAACTGTTCGCTGTAGTACAGCAGGATGCCGTCGGTATCTCGCGTCGGCGTGTATAGCATCCACCGTGCGAAGTGTCGCGCATCCCAAGGGTTGCCGCTGATGCTGTTGTGATAGATCACCAGGTCGTCAGGCAGGCAGTGATCCGTGACCTGGCTGTAGTAGCGGTCACAGGTCGCCCAGTGCTTCTGGTGCGGGCGCATGTAGGCGTCGATGCCCTGGCGCAGCAGGCTGTCACAGAGCTTGTGCAGGACGATGTGTCCGCCCTTCGTTTCGTTGTAGCCACGTGCCGAGATCACAACGCGCATGACAAGCCCTCACACCGCGTGTCCCGATGACCGATCACGCGCCCGCGATCCACCACAATCGTCCAAGGCTCGACGTCTCGACGGATGAACGCGCCCGCTGCGACTGCCGCCCCTTCGCCAATCGTCACGCCCGGCATGATGACGGCATTGGCTCCGATGATCGCATGACGCCCGATGTCGATCGGTGCCTCGTGAACGCGGGTAAACCGCTCCGGAACCGTCGGATTGGTCATCCAGGCTCCGCTGTAGTCGTCGCTCTTGGCGTACAGTCGCACACCGCCAGACAGGCCGGAGAACTCGCGCAATCTCACCTGCCCGATGATGCTGCAATGGCAGGCGACGTGAACGTATCGCTGGATGCTGATGTTGCCAGACAGCACGGCGAAATCGTCGACCCTGGCTGTCTCATGGACAATCAGCCGACCGTAGACGCTGGCACGGCGTGAAATCATCGGTAGGCCTCGTGCAGTCTCAAGTCAGGATACGGCAGGCACAGGTCTGGCAGATCGATGCCCAGCCCGTTGGCGTCGAAGAACTGCGGCATCAGGTGCAGGCCCTGTGCTGCGATGCTCGGCAGCATCCAGCAGTTCCAGCCGATCTGGTCGAACGTGTCGATGTGATAACTGATCGGATTCCTGCCTGACATTCGCGCTCGGCGGAACCAGGCGTCCGCCAACGGATCATCGTGCAGGATCGCGCCGCCCTTGCCCAGCTTCAGCCGCTTGTGCGGCCCGGTGAAGCTGACGCACTGGATTTGCTGCGGACGATACATTCCGGACGTGAACCGCAGCGCACAATCCCAGACCGGCGTCGGATCGAGCCGGTACGCGCCGGTCAGGTGGTCGGAGCCGATGTCATAGAAGGATACCTTCCCACCAGCCTGGATAATCGTACACGGGACGCTCATGTAGGTCCGATTGGGAATGGCGATGGTGTAATCCTGAATGTCCACCCAATGCAGCGCGAGCATGAGCGCACTGGTGCAGGAATCGACCGCCACCGCGTACCGAGCGCCGGTGTACTCGCACAGCGCATCTTCAAAGTCCCGCGTGACATCGTGCATGTTCTTCATGCCACACCTCGAATGCCTTTCACCACCGGACGGCTGATCGGGAAGCGACGGTGCAGGAAATACCCTGCGCTGTCGCACCAGTCATCGATGGCCGGGTGCTGGTCGAACTTTTCCGGCGATCCATCGCTGGCGTAGCCTTGCATCTCCAGAGCGTCGGCCAGCTCAGGACAGCGGGCAGCGTTGACCCTGATCTTGTCGTGTGCGAACAGCCCGTTGACGGCATTCACGCGATCACGGATCGCTGGATTCGCTCGCGGTGCATCGACGCGGAATCCCGCCTGCTGGATGATGTCGAGGTCAGATTCGGCGGCATTGGTCCGCTGCGCCTTCCCACTGGCGTCAGGGTAGACCGTGATCGGATGATCCCGGTACCGCGCCAGGCGCGTGCAGAAGTCGCGGGTGTCTTTGCTGACGAACTCACCGACCGCCACCGGCGTCCGCCCATCGATGACCCAGACCGTCGCGCAACAGCCACCGATGTTAAAATCAATCCCGACGTGCAGCCGCTCGCCGGGTGAAGGCTCGCGGTCGGTGTCGTGCTTGATCCGGTCGTAGGCGTGATACACCTTGTCGCGGGTGAAGCTCACGAACTCGCCGCGCAGGTAGGCGTCCACCAGAACCGGATCGTACTGCGCCACCAGGCTGGCGGCGTAGTCTTCCGGCAGGAAGGGATTGTCGTAGGTGCTGGCGCGGATCAGCAGCCAGTCAGCGTCGGTGGACTTGCCCCATCGCTCGAACGTGAAGCCGTTGACGCCCTGGTCTGGCGTGGACACATTCCCGATGGAATTGCCGCGTTGCGTTTTCTGGCGCGTGCGCTCGACCGCTTTCTGCCAGACAGCGCGTGCTTTCTCACGCGGTAGCGTATCCAGCTCATCCATGATCGTGTGCGCTGACTCAAACGCAATCCACCGGCCCGGATTGTCGTAGCTGCGGAAATAGATTTTCCCGAAGCCGTGAATCTGGATCGACCATTCGGATTTATTCAGCGTGTAATCCAATCCGATCTCGGTCAGGTCTGCTTCAACGCCCGGAATGGCCCTCAGGCGCAGCAGGTCATACGTCGGCATTCCCAGCAGCGTATTGATGCCCGGTTCCGTCACCATCAGATACACCAGCCGAATTGTGGCGGCTTTCGTCTTGCCGGAACCGTAGCCGCCGACGATGGCCGGATACCGCGCCTGACTGGCAACGAACTGCATCTGGTGTGCCAGCAGCGTAATGTTCATTCCGGCAGGTGGAAGTTGATGCTCATCGGCGTCTGTTGCGGATCATCCGCCCGATCCGTCTCGCGCCAGCGTGCGCGTGTCTTCATCCAGAAGATCATCGCGGCGGTGTCGCCACCGAGCGCCTTGCTGTAAAGCGAACCGGCAATCACCGCGTTTGCCTTCGCCAGCGATTGATCCAGCTCCTCGCGGTAGTGCTTGCGGAGCGTCTTGGGATCAATACCCAGAATGTCAGCGATCACCTCCTGGCGAGTGCCGACAATCGCATGAGACGAGACAATATCCCGATTCTCGTCAGTCGGAACGTGAACGCGCCTTCTAACCGCCATCGCAGCCTCGGATTTTATAATCGGGAATCAAGGCACCAGCACTCCCCAGGACACCGGAAACAGCGGCGATAGTATCACACTGACCTGCTCCGCAAGCTCGCGCACCTCGGCCTGTGCGTGATCGTCCAGTCTTTGACCACAGGCACGGGCAAAATACGCCAGACTCCCGGTCTCGATCCACTCGGTCATCATCGACTGCGGGAGAATCGATCGTGCCTGCTCCGGCGCGACGCCCTGGGCAATGAGATTGTCGTACAGCAGGCGGCATTGGTTCTCGGCCTCGCTGACCTTCCGCTTGATCGCAAACTGCTGGTGCGGATCGAGCGACCCACCACTGCCTTGCTTGATCGACCCGGCAGGCCTGCGCCGCCAGGTCTCGATGCGGTAGAACGACGGCGCATCGTCGACGTAGCGGCGTGAGACCTCATTGCGAGCAACGCCCACCTGATGACGCCACCACTGCCGAGCGACGAACACCGGTGCGCTGATGCGGAGCGTTACCTGCGGATGGCTGAACGGCGACCAGTGGCCGTGCTTCGCCAGATACTGGATCAGCCGCTCGTCGGTGTCGTCGAAGTCGAACTTGTACTTGGCGAACGATACGCGAGCCGCGTTCACGACCGCCAGATCGTCGCCCATGTGGCTCAGGTATTCGGCGTGCATTTACTCCACCCCCTTGCTCGGCTGCGGCGCTCTCTGGCCGTTGTATCGCCCTCTGGCGGCGTATGACGCCTCGGACGGCACCGGCTGGCCAGACCAGAACACCATCTGTCCGATTGGCATACCTTGCCTGATCCGCAGGCTCGTGCCTCGCGTGATGTTGATCAGTTCCAGCGTCAGCGTCGCACCGTGCCAGCCCGGATCGCACCAACCTGCTAGCAGATGTTGCAAGCCTGACCGCGCCAAGCTCGACTTGAGCTTGTACTCCGCCGCCACGTTGTCCGGCAGGTTGAACACTTGCTCGGTGCTGGCAAGCACGAAATCACCAGGATGCAGAATCCACGATCCGTCCGGCTCGCGCTCCAGCGGTCGCAGTCTCGGCGCCTCTTTGCGCGTCAGGTCGCAGACACTCGGGACGTCTTCCACCAGGACAATCTCACCGAGCGTGATGTCGATGCTGGCGGCGTTGATCTGCTCTGGCTTGACGTTCTCGATCACGCCGCGCTCCACCAGCGCCAGCAGGTCGTGGTAGGTCATGAGCATTGCCGCACCTCCTTATCCCGCACCTCGGTCCACTCGACTGCCTCAGCCTGGCGCACAGCCTCGAGGTAGTCCACCGCCGAACCGCGTCCAACGATACCACGGACGTGGTGGTGCACCTCCCACGTGTAGCCCAAATCCTTCCTTTCGATGACGATCATGAGTGCCTCCAAATCGGGCATGTAAACCAGTAACCAATGTAACTACGTTCCCTATACTCCTATATACCCCCCTTTTAAGGTGTATATTTGTGTACTATATTTCTTTAATACCCTTAAATAACCCCTATACAGCTAAGTTAGATATTCTAGTTACTTTAGTTACAAAGTGTCTTTTCTGTTGCGCCTTCAATCACTTAAGGTGTAACTAGCAGTGTAACTAGCCCGGTTTTCTGGTTACGTTGGTTACAATCGCTGGTTTACAAACCGAGGCTAGTTACAATTCTAGTTACACGATTTGACGCCCTCAGAACGGCACGTCGTCGTTGTCGCAGTCCGTCTTGCCCCAACCACGCTGGACGCCGTAGCGGTCGCCGAACCGCATCACTTTGCGCCGTTCCCAACCCGGCATCCGGTCCATGATCGCAGCGATCCGGTTGCTGTCCTGACGCCGACATCCCGACCGTTCGCCCAGGCAGTCCTGCCAGATTTCAGCAACGCAGACCTTATCCCGAGTGCCCATGTCTTCGACCATGCTGTCGGTCAGATACCGGTTGCGGTCAGCCTTCTTCGCCAGCCATTCGGCGATGACGCCTTCCCACTGATCGGACTCGCGCTTGTCGTCTTGCAGGCCGCGCACGATTGCCTTCGCCTCGTCGTCCAGTAAGGTCGACTCGCCCAGCAGGTATCGTGCATAGGCTTCCGCCCAAAGCTGATCGACCTCGGCCCGAAGACCGTCCAGGTCGATCTCTCCACCTTCCGCAATGCCCGACTCAATCGGCCACCAGCGCCGGTTGCCAGTCGAATCCTTGAGATACTCCGCCTGGTTCGTCGTGGCGATGAACACGCACTGACGCTTCATCTCGATCGGGTGTCTGGCATAGGCCATGCGGACGGTCGTTGACGTTGCGGAGATAAACGCCTTCTGCTGTTCCAGTTCGGACCGGTTGGTCGCGCCCAGTTCGGTGATCTCCATCACCCAGCGCCCTTGCATCTCCTCGGCTGCGATCTTGTGATCGAAGCTGGAAAGCTCGCCGTACCATCGTCCGCCCAGAATCGCCACGAAGGTGCTTTTCCCGATGCCCTGACGCCCACCGAGGACCGGCACGTAGTCGAACTTGTAGCCCGGTTCAAATGCCCGAGCGACCGCCGCGACCATCAGACACTTGGCGGCCTGACGGGTATAGATGTTGTCCTCGGAGTGAAGCCAGCGAACAAACAGAGTATCGATACGCTCGACACCATCCCAAGCCAGCGACTCGATCCAGTCACGCACCGGATGGTAGGACTGTGTGCGAGCGCGATGCGCGATTGCGTGTTCGATCTTTGCCTCCGGAAAGTCCACCTGATACTTGCGCCCGACATAGTGGCGCAACGGCAGAGAGTGCTTGTCGTTCCACAGATCACCATCGACATGCTCGACGCGCTCGGCCAGCAGGTTGTAGCGCATGACATCGCGGATGTGGCTGTCGTGCTGCAAGATCAGCACCGCATTGGTGAAGGTGGTTTTGATCTCGCCGGTATCATGGACCTGAAGATGCGCGAGCCACTCCCGGTCATCGTCGCCCTGGTCGTCGAACTCGTCGGCTGTGATCTCCAGCCCCGCCGCGATCAGGTCTTCTTTGACGCCCGACTGTTCCCGTGCGAACTCGTCCATTGCGGCGAAGCTGGGCAGGCGATGGGATGGAGTGTCCGGCTTGGCGTCATCGTCCAGATGCCCGAACTTGTGGATGCGAAGCAGATCGAAGGCATTGCAGGTCTGACCGAACGCCGGATCGGACTCATGGTTTGAGTAGACGAACCGGTCATCGTAGACCACTACGCCTTTCGTCGTTGTGCCTTCGTTGTAGGTGTAGCGGTTGCGGCTGTCCTGCGTATACGCGCCGGTCATCGTCAGCGCCTTGTGGATGTCCACACTGCGGCAGAACGCGCCGACGATACCTTTCTTCGATAGCGGATCGGCCTGACGCTTGACGCGCAGACTGAGCCGCTTGTTCTCCCGATCGCTCTGTGGCCATTCGGTCACGTCGCGCCAGTCGGTGTACTCATCCAGAATCGTCTGCACAGCCAGCGGAGGCGCGTCGTTGTGGCGGAACACGAACTCGCCATCGGCAGGCGTCGATGGCCAATACATCAACCGGTTGATGTCGTAAGTGCTGGCGTCCATCGACTCAATGCCGACTTTCTCCGCGATCTTCCGCATGGTCGGCTGATACTGCTCAGGCAGCATCGGACTATCGGCATAGACCACCAGGCGCAGACGCGGACTGTCTGGCTTGTGCTTGTGCGTCGAATAGATCGTGTAGCAGCAATGCCCGAGCGCCTTCTCGACGCGATCCACAAAGTCGGTTGTTGCGTGATCGGCATCGAAGGTCATCATCGACCGGTTGGCGACGGTGTGCTTGAGCCGTCGACCGCCCTTCAGCAGTCCGCCGACGTAAGCCCCAACATCCTTGATGTTGTCCTGTTCGGCCTTCGGCATCGCGTGATACTCATCGACGCTCTCGACGGTGCGAACCGTGCGCCCCAGCTTGCGGACGAACTCGGACAGGTCCATCTGCGAGTTGCGCCAGTTGGCGGCATTGCGCCCTGACGCCGTGGCGACCTGGACCGTAAAGTCATGCTTCAGGCGCGTCCCATCGTCCATCTCTTTAAGCAGCATCATCCGTGGCCCCCACAATGTCCCGCGCACGGAACCGACCCTCGGTCATGCGCTCGATCTGTATCGCCCGTCGTGCGGGCAGTCCGTACCGCAGCCAATGCGAGACGGCTGCGCGTTCAACGCCCAGCGCCTCGGCCAGTCTGGCCTTGCCCCCGAAGTGTTCGATGACCTCCTGCACTTGACACCCTCCCATTGCTACTGTTAAATGCAGCTTAACACCCTGAAGCACGATACAGCAAATGGAGATAAAGATGACGATCGAGAAAGACCTGCAAGACCTCACCGCCAGCGTCCGGGAACTGACACGGTTGCTGGACCTTGTAATCCTGAACGCCGAGCAACGCGAGGAACGCGCCGCGATGCGCGAGCAGGACAATCCTCCGAAGCAACGCCATCCCGATCCGGTCATCCCACCGGAAGGCGATCCGGCGCTAGACACTGCGCCGCCAGCAGCGCCAGCCGAGACGCAGGCCATTACAAAAAACGAGTTGATGCAGTGGGCGCTCGCCCAAGTTCGTGAGAATCCAGCCTTCAAGCAAACGCTGGTGGAAGTGCTCAAGGACTACAACGTCAAGACCATCAACAAGCTGGACGACGCGGACGTGACGGCAGTCTACTCCGCCCTCGGAGGTGGACGATGAGCGCACACGCGAAACTCAGCGCGAGCGGCGCACATCGTTGGATGGCTTGCCCTGGTAGCATCGCTGCCGAGGCAGGACTGCCTGACCGCCCATCAATCCATGCGACCGAAGGAACGGTCGCCCACTCACTCGCCGAAGAGTGTCTGCTTGGCTATCGCAATCCCTTCGATTTCGTCGGCAAGATCGCTTTCGGCGAAGGCATCGAGATCACCGCAGAGATGGCGTCCGCAGTCGAACAGTATCTTGATTACATCGCAGAGCATGTGCCCGGCGAAGTCGAGTTCGAGCAGCGCGTTCGGTATGACCGTTGGGTGCCAGGTGGCTTTGGCACCGTCGACACGGTGAGCGTTCACGATGGCACGATTTACGTTGTCGACCTCAAGTATGGCAAAGGAGTGCGCGTCGAAGCCGAGCGGAACAAGCAGTTGATGCTGTATGCCCTCGGTGCCTACGACGAGCGACACCTGCTGGACGACATCACCGAGGCCGTGCTGGTGATCGTGCAACCGCGACTGGATCACATCAGCGAATGGCGGATCACTATTGACGAGCTACTGGCCTTCGGGAAGGAAGCACGGCAGGCAGCCAAACGCGCTTTGGAACGCAACGCCGAACGCATCCCAGGTGAGGCACAGTGTCGATTCTGCAAGGCCAAGGCCACCTGTCCCGCGTTGCTACAGTTGACGCACGACGTTATCGCTGACGACTTCGACGCGCTGCCTGACATCCAAGCACTGGACGACGAGCGACTCGGTCTGGTGCTGACGCACAAGTCGATGATCCTCGACTGGCTAAAGGCGGTTGAAGATCACGTGACCGAGCAACTGCTGTCCGGCAACGCTGTGCCTGGCTGGAAGCTGGTCGAAGGCCGATCGTTGCGCCAGTGGTCGAACGAGCCGGACGCCGAGGCGATGCTGGAAAGCCTGATCGGTGACAAGGCATGGGAGCGCAAGCTGCTGTCGCCAGCGAAAGCAGAGAAGGCCGTCGGCAAAGCGAAGGCGCAACTGCAAGACCTGATCGTCAAGCCAGCGGGCAAACCGACGCTCGCGCCCGAGGCCGACAAGCGCAAGGCAATACAACCGACAGGAGGTGACTTCGACGATTTGACGCAGATTGAAGGTTAAAGTACGCTTAACTCTCATCCCACAGATAGGACGATGAAGATGAAAATCAAGATGCAGAATGTTCGACTGTCGTTCCCCTCGCTTTTCCGCAAGGCCGTGTTCAACGGTGAGGAAACCAAGTTCGAGGCAAACTTCCTCATCGAGAAGGACAGCGAGTTGGCAAAGACCGTCAAGGACGGCATCGCCAGCCTCATCAAGAACGAGCTGAAAGGCCAGAAGCTCGGCTCTGACAAGCTCTGCATGAAGGACGGCGACGAGCTGACCTATGACGGCTGTGCTGGTCACTGGTCCCTCAAGGCCAGCAACGCTAAGCGTCCGCTGGTGATCGACAAGGACAAGACACCGCTCACCGAGGAAGATGGACGCATCTACGCTGGATGCTACGTCAACGCCATCGTGGAACTGTGGGCGCAGAACAACGCCTATGGGAAGCGCATCAACGCAAAGCTCATGGGTGTGCAGTTCGCAAAAGACGGCGAACCCTTCGGCGACGGCGAGCGCGTCAGCGTCGACGACTTCGATACACTGGAGGACGACGAAGACCCGTTCGGTTGACCATCCCAGGGGCGCAGCAATGCGCCCCTTTTCTTTTTGAGGCTACTCCTCATGATCATAATCGACTGCGAAGTCTACCGGGATTATTTCCTTTTTTCTGCGCTCCACAGCGCCTCTGGGCGCGTCATCTCGTTGGAGCAATACCCAGACAAGCCGTTTGACGCCAGCGTCGCCATGGCGATGCTGACGCGGCATACGTCCGTTGGTTTCAACAGCGCATCGTTCGACCTTCCCATCATCGCAGCGGCAGTTTCTGGCGCAGACTGCGAGCGGTTAAAGACCATCGCTGACAAGATCATCGGCACCAAAGGTTCGCCTTGGCGAGTGCTGCAAAGCCTTCGCATCAGCGTTCCGCAATCATGGGACCATATCGATCTGATCGACGTGGCACCCGGCAAATCGTCGCTCAAGATTTACGGCGGTCGGCTGCACTCGCGGCGGATGCAAGACCTCCCGATACCGCCGGACGCCAGCATTGCGCCCGAGCAACGCGCTCTGCTGCGCGAGTATTGCGAGAACGATCTACGCACGACGCTTGATCTGTACCGGGCGCTGGAAAAGCAGATTGATCTGCGCGTCAGCATGTCCGAGCAATACGGCATGGACCTGCGCTCAAAATCGGACGCGCAGATCGCGGAGGCTGTCATCCGCAGCGAAGTGACGAAACGCACCGGCATTGAATACCGGCGTCCTGACATCGATCAGGAGCGGTTCCACTACCGCGATCCGGGCATTGTCGAGTTCCACGACCGGCAATTGCGCGAAGTGTTCCAGCGCATGAAGACCGAACCGTTCGCGCTGGCAGCGAACGGCGGTATCCAGATGCCCGACTGGCTGGCAAAGCGAAGCGTGATCATTGCGGGAAAAGAATACCGGCTCGGCATTGGCGGACTGCACTCGTGCGAGTCGCGCCGCACGATCCGCAGGCAGCCAGGCGAGATACTCCAAGACTGGGATGTCGCCAGCTACTACCCTTCCATTGTCCTGCACCAGCGCCTTGCGCCGGAGAGCATGGGTGATGACTTCCTCAAGGTGTACCAGTCCATCGTCACCAGACGACTTGAAGCCAAAGCCAGCGGCGACAAGGTGACGGCGGACACGCTCAAGATCGCCATCAACGGTTCTTTCGGAAAGCTCGGCAGCAAGTATTCGGCGCTGTACGCGCCGCAGCTATTCCTTCAGGTGACGATCACCGGGCAACTGTGTTTGCTGATGCTCATTGAGATGATGGAGCGCCGAGGTGTCAGTGTCGCCAGTGCGAATACCGACGGCATCGTCATCCACACGACGGAGAGCAACCGCGATGTGGTGGACGAGGTGACGTTTGACTGGATGATGCGGACCAGCTTTGCGCTGGAGTGCAGCGACTATGACGCGCTGATCAGCCGCGACGTCAACAGCTACCTGGCTGTCCGGCATGACGGCAAGATCAAAGGCAAAGGCATCTTCGGTGAACCAAGCCTCATGAAGAACCCGGACCTGCAAATTGTGACGCAGGCCGTTGCGGAGTACGGCGCACACGGCATACCGATTGAGCAGACGATCCGCAATGCTCGGGACGTGCGCGATTTCCTGAGTGTGCGGCAGGTGAAGGATGGCGCGATCTGGCGAGGCCAGCTTCTCGGCAAGGCTGTCCGGTTTTACTACTCGACGGCGGTTCGATCCGACGAGTGTATCCACTACGTCAAGAACGGCAACCGGGTTGCGAAGTCGGCAGGCGCAAAGCCGCTGATGACACTGCCCGACACGCTCCCGAATGACATCGACTACGCGGCCTATATTGAGGCCGCAGACAAGCTCAAAGCAGAGGTGGGACTATGCTAGAACAAGCCATTGAACAGGCGCTGATCGCCCGTGTGCGCGATCTGGGCGGCACATGCGAAAAGTTCACCTCACCCGGTCGGCGGTCGGTTCCGGACCGGCTGGTGACGCTACCCGGTGGGCGGATCATCTTCGTTGAGTGCAAACGCCCAGGCGGTATTCCGACGATCAAGCAGGCGCTCGACCACGACCGCCGTCGGACGCTCGGTTGTGACGTGCGCGTGATCAGCACCATCGAGCAGGCTCATGCGTTCCCGGACTGACTTGCACCCGTACCAGCGCCGAGCGGTCGACTACATCGTCAGCCGCCCGGCCTGCGCTCTCTGGCTGGACCTCGGCCTCGGCAAGACGATCTCGACACTGACCGCACTGGCAGACCTGATCGACGGTTGTATTGTCGAGCGGGCGCTGGTCATTGCGCCATTGCGCGTATGTCAGACCGTATGGGCGCAGGAGATGGGCGCATGGGCGCACACACGCCACCTCAGAGCCTCGCGGATACTGGGCAGCAGGCAAGCCCGCTGCGAGGCTCTACGCGCCCCTGCGGACGTCTACATCATCAACCGGGAAAACATCCCGTGGCTGGTCGATCACTACCGCGACCGCTGGCCGTTCGATTGCGTCGTCATCGATGAAGCGTCGTCGTTCAAGTCGTCGACGTCGAAGCGATGGAAGGCGCTGAAGAAGGTACGCAAGCACATCGATCAGATGATCGAACTCACCGCCACACCGGCCAGCAATGGTTTGGTCGATCTCTGGGCGCAGGCGTACCTGCTGGATGGCGGCGAGCGGCTCGGACGCACGAAGACATCCTATCTCCAACGATGGTTCGACGCCGACTACTGGGGTAGGCAGTGGACACCACGACCGGGCGCAGACGCCGCGATCCGCGAGCGGCTCTCGGACATCGTGCTGTCGATGCAGGCCAGCGACTATCTCGACATGCCCGAGCGCATCGATCTGCGGATTCCTGTGGCCCTACCGGCAGAAGCACGGGCGCAGTACAGCGAACTGGAGCGGACGCTGGTGCTGGCGCTGGAGGAAGAGGTGGTCGACGCCACGAACGCGGCGGTATTGGCGGGCAAGCTCATGCAGGTCTGCAATGGCGCGATCTACACCGAGACCAGCACCGAGGTCTTGCACGACGCCAAGCTCGACGCGCTCGCAGAACTGCGCGAGGACAGCGTAGAGCCGATGCTGGTGGCCTACACCTACCGGCACGACCTGGAGCGCCTACAGCGCCGATTCTCGGACGCTGTGGCGATCACCGAACCGGACGCCATCGACCGTTGGAATCGCGGAGAGATTGCGATGCTGCTGGCGCACCCGGCCAGTGCAGGCCATGGGTTGAACCTCCAGCGAGGCGGCAGCCTGGTGGTCTGGTTCGGCCTCACGTGGTCGCTGGAACTCTACCAGCAGCTCAACGGCAGACTGCACCGGCAAGGTCAGACGCGCCCGGTGCGGATCGTTCACCTGGTCGCTGATGGCTGCATCGATGAGCGCGTCCTGGGGGCACTGGGAGCGAAGCACGACGTGCAGCAGTCGCTGGTCGAAGGCCTGAAAACTATTTTCGGAAAATAGGTAAAAACTTGCACCTAGGGGTTGACGCGTCTACCCACTGCTGTAGAATGGGAACCGTAGACCACAACAACGCAATCACCAGGAGAACGACGATGACCACAGGCACCCGCTTTGAAGTAGTCAACAAGTGTGAAGTGAAGGGAGCGTCAGTTGGTTTCTTCAAGGGCCTCGTGCCCTATACAAGGCTGTACTGGGCTGTAAACAATCCTGAAGGCTACGAGGTTGCGTACTACCGCAACGCCAAAGAGGCCGAACGGCACGCGGCGGAGCTGAACGAGATGTTTAAGCACCAGCTCTGAAACCCACACCAACCGCGCCAGGGACGGCGCTACCAACGAGGAGAACGACGATGACCAACCCCTTCATGCAGTACCTGGTCGACGACATCCGCAAAGAAATCGGCGACGCCGATCAGTTCGTGTACGGCAAGGTCGAGAACCCGCTTGGCATGGCGCTCATCCGGGCCGCCGAACTGGCCGGCCTGAAGGCAACCGCCGAATGGAACGCTCCGGCGTTCCGGACGATGAACGTAATCATTCGTCAGGGATAACCACCACCAGCGCCAGGGACGGCGCTCACTGAGGAGACACCACCATGCAGCAGCTCATCATCAACGCCGACATGTTCGACGGCATCTTCCCCCGCAAGGGAGAGAAGTCGGTGCGGGTCAACGATCCGTGGTCCGGCACCCGCTGGATTCCGACCAACGGTCGGAAGGTAGTAGTGGCGCGGCAGCGTCACTGTTCGCAAGGGTACGTCCCCGCCGAGTGCCTTCCGCAGGCGTTCCTTGAAACCCTCAAGGACTGGCAAATCTGGATCGGCCAGACCGGCGGCTACTTCGTGTGGCTGCGTGATCTGCCCGCCACAGGGATTCGCCTGGTCAAGGACTGGCCGTCATACGTCTGCAACGGCGGTGATGGGATTACCCGCTTCACCGTCCCCGCCGGGACGCTCATTATCCCCGGCGAGTCCGGCAGCCCAGCCCAGGCTGGGTATCACTGGGAGGTGGCAGCATGAGCGCCTCCAGCATCATCGCGGTTATCGTCCTGGCGATGTTTTTCGCCCTCGTTCTGTTCCTCGGAAACGAGGACTTCAAGGACGCTCAGCAGTCACGCTCGCTGTACTGCGAGATGGTGCAGGCATGGCACCAGTCCGGCGGCGAGTTCGGCTGGCCGCCCTTCCAGGGAGAATGCAGCGATGATTGAGGTCAGCGCAGAAGTGGACGGGCAGGACTGCACGGCAGTCCTCGTCCACTACGAGGCTCCCGAACCGCACCTGATCCGGTGCGGATTCGGATTCGGACCAGGCGACGCCATCGAAGGCCACGCGGGTGAGGTGCAGTTCTACCTCACCGTTGCAGACCAGCCAGCGCCCTGGCTGGAGGATTTGATGACGGACGCCGAGATCAACGTCATCGAGCAGGCGTTGATCGCAGCCGTGGAGGAGGCGTATGCCGAATCACTGCTGCCCTGAGTGGATTACGGGCAATCCGCACGTCGACCTTCTCCGCTGCTGGCCGTCGCTGTACGCGGCGGCGAAGGAGACCGGACTGCCATACGCCAACCTGAAGCGATGGGCGCGGGAAGGGAAGATTGCTGATCCGTCAGCCTGGCGAGTGATCGCCGAGAAGGCTGGCATGGACGATCCCGACGCTTGGATCGTCATGCTGGCGAACAGTTGGAACCGGGAGGAAGGATGAAGGCACAGACAATCGAGGAGTTCCGTTACGACCTGCACAAGATCGCCAACAGAGCGGCGGTCGGACTGACCACAAAAGACGACGCCGAACGGCTGCGGTCGATCAGCAGCAGCTTGGTTGAGCTGGAGCTGATGTTGGAAAAGCAGCAGAGCAAGTGGCATAACCAGCAGGAGACAGTGAAATGATCGACGACGAACCGAGAGCAGCAAAAATGTCGCTCCGAGACTTCTTCGCGGCCATGGCAATGCAAAGCCTTGTGATCAAGTATGGCGATGCAATGGATGATATTGATCTGGCTAATTCGGCGTATGACATGGCGGAATTCATGTTGACTGAGCGCAATGCCAGAGAGCAGGAACCAGAGGCGTGACAGCCGTCATCCTCCGCGACCTCACGACGCAGGCCGAATGGGCCTGCGCGTGCGTGGCGGTATCCAACTTCAAGCACGACGAGAGCGGCAAGGTCGGGCGCAGGTATGGCCTGACGTACACGCTCGACGCACCAGGCGAGCCGGACATCACGCTTGAGGTCTGGCGCAGTCAGCGTGGCGTAGAGGTGCGGCGGATTCGGCAGGTCGAGGATGAGGTGCGCCATGCCCTCGGAGATTAAGTCCAATTATTTGAACCGGGATTCAATTCCGGTTCAATCACCGCGGACTCAAGTTCAATCCCCCTGCATCAAGGTCTGCCGGGTTGCCGACGGTGTGTGCGTCGGCTGCGGCAGGACGCTGGACGAGATCAGGCGATGGAGTAGGATGGATGAAGACGAGCGGGCGGCGGTTGTTGCTCGTGTTGAAGAGGAGAAGGGACATGAGTAGATACACAGAAGGCCCATGGCGAGCGGCACCAGCCGGGAGAGTCATCGCGCAGGACGGCGAGTGGAGACTGCAAGTCTGCAAGGTCGGTGCGTTCGATGATCCGGAAATGCTGCGGCACAGCAAGTCCCGCTGGGAAGCAGACACTCACCTGATCGCAGCCGCGCCGGAGATGCTGGATGCGCTTGACAAAATGCTATCCAGGTACGGATACGAAACTTGTGAATATGTGCAGCTTGCAATAGCGGCCCTTGCCAAAGCAAAAGGAGACAAGGCATGAGTGAGGAACGCCCGCAGTACTTAAACCCAAACACGCTGATCGAACAACTACGAGGCATGGCCAGGTACGAGAACAGCGACTTCAGTCTTGGCGACGACGCCGCCGACGAGATCGAAGCCTTGCGCCGCGAGGTCGAGCAGTTGCGCGACGCGCTGGAGGTCGCATCAAACACTTTCGCGGACATCCAGCTACAGGCATCCATCGCTGCGCGAGCCGCAGTCAAACAGATACAGGGAGACTAGCCATGCACCACGTTTGCGAAGGAGAACGCGTCATCTGGGATTCCGCCATGGCAAGTATCGTCGGGCGCGTCCGAGCGATCGAAGGCCGCCTAGCGGTATTGGAAGTCCACGGCAGGCTTTGGTGGGTACCAGTGCGGCAGTTGAAGGCCGCACCCACACCGTCGGACGTCCGGCTGTGATCGCTCAGATGCTGGCTTGGGCGCTGGCGGCCTGCATCGATGGTCGCGCAACGTGTCGGCACGATGTCCTGCCGAATGGCATCGAGAATCTGTACATCTGCGGCGCGACGCACCCAGACAGGGACATGCTGCCAGACGCCACTTGGTCATCGTATCTGCGGACCTACGACGGCATCGTAGCGATCCACATCGCGGGCAGGTGTTATGAAGGGTAAAAGAAAGCCCGGCGGGATACGCCGGGCAAAGGCACTACAGGAGGAGGAGGAACCACAACTCAACAAACACGCAACAACATCAAGGAGGAGTGTCACTTCCAGGTGACGCCTCCAGTATAGCTACGGGAGAGATTATTGTGCAAGTCTGGAACCGCTGGACAGAAGACAACGAGATGGACACCAGCGATCCGCTCGACAGCGAGCGTCGGTTGCTGGCGTCGATGCTGATCGAGGCCATGCGCGATTACGTCGGAAAGTTCGACACACCAGAGCGGGAAGGCGCACGGCGCTGGATCGCCAGCCGCTCGCAAGCGCCTTTCGGTTTCGAGTGGTGCTGCGACATCCTGGAGATCGACCCGCAGCGAATCCGGCTGTTACTGGAGCAGCGCGGCGGGCACGTGTACCGATCGCTGTTCAATCGAAAGAAAATGGCCGCAGACGAGCGCGACATGATCCGCACTCAAGAAAAGATCAATCTGCTGGAAGCCGAGGCCGCCAGGCTACGGGCGGCGATCCAAGGAATCGGCAATTCGAGTCATTAGTGAGTGCATCCCGTCCAGACGCTCCTCAATCCTCGCCAGCCGGGTGGCCTGATCCTGGCTGGCGGATTGCATGGAGATGACCTGGCGGTCGAGACGGTCGAGGTCGATCTTGGTCTGATCGACATCTGACGCGAGCTGTGAGAAGAACCAGATTGCGGCGATGAGCTGGCCGACCAGTGTCACGATGAACGCGACCGGCACCGACTTTGACAGGTGCCATTCTTCCTTCACCGCCTCGCGTTCCATGCTCGCTTGCCTCCGATCCGCACTCCGAGAAAGTGGAACACCGCCCAGATCAACGGCACTCCGAATGATCGCATCGCGTCCCAGTATGCCAGATCGGCCTCAAGACGGGTACACATTGGCGGATCGACGCGGTACAGGTAGTCATGCAGACACGGCGCACGCAGCCCACTGCGGCCCTTGAAGAGCAGGTACAGGATCGGCAGGCGCGGGACGGAATCCAGATCGAACTCGAAGCCAGCGGGCACCGTAAAAGTGCGTTGCATCCGGTGGACTTTGACTTCCCACGGCTCGCTGACAATCCGCGTCTCTGCCGACGTGCCAGCCGTCGTCACCAGATCAGTGATCTGCTGCACCGGATACTCGTAGATCATCGCGTGTCCTCCGGGCAGTACACCACGTGAGGCAAGCCGAACCGGTCGCGGATCGCTGCGCGTTCGTCCTCGGTCTTCGCCTCGCAGTACAGAATCTTGCCGACAGAGATAGCAGTCGGCAGGTACGCGCTCATCTGAGCGCAGCCGGTCAGCAGCAGTGCTGCGGCAATGATTGCGTATCTCATGGCGTCGCCTCCATCTTCCGCCAGACACCCGGCTCTGACAGCAGCATTGACTTGTCCCAGCGATACGGAAGCAGCCACCACGCTATCACGTGCCGCTGGCGATTATCGAGCAGCATTTCGCCGATGATCGCCACGCAGTGGTACTGACCGGTTTCGACGTGACAGGTCGCCAGGCGGATCAGGCTTTTGTCGGTGCCGGTCCTGAACGCCAGCTCCGCACAGGTCATGGCGAACCCGTCGCAGTCATCGCGGATGATCTCGCCGCGCTCGATGGCGTCCGCGTGACTGGTCCAGTGTTCCGGGACACCGTACTGCTCTTGATCCGGTGTCCAGATGAACCGGCTGAGTACCTGGCGGTGGATAGCGTGCGGCGTCATGGGCAGAACACACTCTCAGGCTCGCGGATACAGTGGACAGTGTATCCGCCTGGCTCTGTGACCACCGCACCATCCTCGATCGGTACCGGTGGTGGCGCATCGAACGCGGCGCAGCCAGCCAGCATGAGCGCGACGGCGGCGAGGAAGACCCGGATCACGGCGTCGGCTCCAGACTGATCCGCTCAATCGTCGCCAGCCCTGCCCGTGCCGTGTCACGCACCGCAGCCGCACCAGCAGCACCCGCAGCGCCAACGCCCGAGATACCAGCCGTGCCTAGGCCGACGAACGCGTTGTTCGTGCTGATCGACACGTCCCGGTTCGCAGCTATCTGGTCGCGGCTGACGCTCGCTTGGATACCTGCAATGCCCAGATTCGCCAGCGGCCCAGCGGTGATCGACAGAACGTCCAACCAGATCGGACGCATCGGCTGCGGCTCGACTACGCGGCTGCCTGGCGACATCGCCAGTGCCATTGCGGCTGCCATCGCAGCGGTCGAATCACCCGACGCGGCTAGTTCCGTCAGTGCGGCGTACCGCGCCTGCTCAGACTCAGCGATCCGGGCATTGGCTTCGGCAATGCTGGCGTAGTACTCCGCATGTCCGGCGCAGCCGACCAGGCCAGCCGCAGCGAGGATCAGCCCCGCCAGCCGTACCGCCGCAGCTTGTCCAGATAGCCTTGATTGACCCATGATCCGTCCTCCTTGCGCCGTGGTGATCCTGCATTGTAAGACACCGCTGCGGCTTCCCAGTTTCCGTACCGCTTGCGATAGCCGATCAGATGTAGGCAGCCGTAGCGCATCCCGATGTCCACGCGGCACAGCTCAGAGAGAAACCGCCCGTCGAAGCCGAGTTCCCGCGCCACCGCGCCCATGACCTGCATCGGCCCCCAGGACGTCATCTGCGCCATGCGCTCGGTGTCGCGGCTGACGCCCGCTGGTGCAGGGAACAGATCTGGCGTCTTGCTGGAGTACGGTCGGTTGCGCTTCACATCCCACAGCCAGCGGTAGCGCGGCTCGTGGCGGATGGCGAGCGGATCGCCGCCGGATTCGGTCATCACAATCGCCTTGAGAAGGTCGAGCGGGATGCCGTGCTGGTGGCTGAATCGGCTGTAGTCGATCATGCTCAGGTACCGAACACCGCAGCGGCCAGTTCATCGAGCGCGGCCTTGACGTCTGTTGCGCTCATGCCGGACGTGCTGTTGTCGTATGCAATTCCGTTTGCATCTGACAATTCATCAATCGCATTTTGCACGTCTGTCGAAGTCAGGCCACTGACGTAATTGTCATAGGTGATTAAATCAGCCCCGGCATCAAGAGCGATCGTCCGATTCGCCGACAGATCACCGCCGCCAGACAACCCAGTGCCTGCTGTAATCGTCCTGGCATTCGGCACCTTTCCGTCCTGGAGAATTTTCCCCTGTGACGCCGCCAGAGGCAGGACGTCACTGGTGGATGTCAGGCTGGTCACGAGGTCTGCGCTGTCGAACTTATTGTCCTCCAGCGCCTTGCCCTGCGCCGCTGACAGCGCCTTGTCCGTGTCGGTGGACGTCAGGTTGTTGATGATGTCAGCAGGCTGGAGCGCCGTCTGTGCATCGTCGATCCCGTCGTCGATCTCTGCGCCGGTGTGGCGGCTCTGGTAGTCAGTCATCGGTCAGCCCTCACAGTTTCATGATGTAGGCAAGCGCGTAATACGGAGGAAGGTTTTTGTCGGTCCCCGACACACCCTCAGAATCAACGGTGCCAGATACCGAGTGGGTGTGCGACCCGGCGCTGTTGATGCTCAAGCTATGGCTGTGACTGCCAGCACTGTTTGTCGAGCGTGACTGCAACCCGACCCACGCGAACGTGCCACCGGGCTGAACCGTACCAGACCCGACGCCTTCGTTGATCGTGTGGCTGTGGCTGCCAGCGGTATTCGTTGAGCCTGAGTGGCTGTGGCCTCCTGCGCTGTCGGTAGACGCAGAAAACGAGTGGTCATGCGACACGACAACAGCGTCTTTGCTGCCGCCCGTCGCATCGACAGCATAGGAACTGCCCGCACCAACAACAAACCGATCCCGCAGGTCCGGTGTGCCGTTTGTGCCGTCGCACAGCGACCATCCGTCAGGAACACTTGCAACGCTTCCTGACCACATTGTGATGATGCCCGTCGGAATTGTCTCTTGCAGCAATGCCTGCCAGTTCGTGTCCGGCGGCTCCTGCGTATTCGATCCGGTCAGTGAGATATAGAACAGACCATCGTTCCGCACCACATCGCCGATGTCGTAGCTGCCCGCTGACCAGTCGCCTTGGTACGCATTAAACTGCACCAGCGCACCGGCCAGCGCACTATTGATCGCGCCGACGGTGGTGTTTGTTTCGCTGACCAGTGTGGATAGCGCAGCAACAAACGTGTTTGCGCGATCCGAAAAGACGGTCGGCGTGTCTGTGACCTGCGGTGCCGTCGGCAGTGCGGAAATCGTTGGGACGCTCATAAGCCCTCCAGTTCAATCAAGCCGCTGGAGTTGACTTCATCCACCAGCAGAATCTCAAAGTCGGAATAATAGCCGTACAGAATCAGCTCAGTGTGTATCTGGTCCGGGCAGAATAGACACGCTTTCTCGGAGCCAATATACACCGTCGGCGTTGCGCGAACCGACGCTAGCGCCTGCTGCACCGTCGCCACTTTCGCCGTCTCAATGTAGGCTTCGACTTCCGCACGCTTGGCGAATCGACGCTGCACGACCGTAAAATTGCCGAACGTGTCGACCTCTTTCGTGCTGAAGTCGCGGATGCCGACCGAGGTACCGTAGATGCCCACGCCCAGCCGCTCCTGACGCCCGACCACCAGCAGTCCGACGCGGACGGTACCACCAGGCCGGGAAAAGATGACGTCAATCGTCGGCTCGAAGAATCCCGGAATGCCGAGCACGACATGATCGCGTGATGTTTCGCTGACGCCAATAACGGAGCCGAAGAACCAGCTCCACCAGTTCGACTCGCCCGCCTCAAGAACAAATACAACCTCTTCATCGTATGCGACGTCACCGTTCTTGCTGACGATGACGCGGATTGACGACGCATCCACATTGAACATGGCAAGCGCATTGGCGAATCCTGACGGCTTCAACCGAATGGAAATCTGCTCGCTGTCGCTGGTCAGCGTCGAAGTACCGCCGTCGAACATTCTCCAGCGATTCGTGGCACCGAGGTCGAGCCATTCTGTCGGACTGCTCGTCGGATCGTTACCCGTATTGTAGTCGGTCAGGCTTTCGTACCGGCGCTGTGTGCTGCCCAGCACCGTGACAATATCGCCTTCGTCGTAGGTGGTGCCCGACTCCCAGACATCCTCGCCGTAGTCGACCGGATCAACCGACGAGTACATGATGCCCTCGCCGAACACGTAAACCTGATCGCTGTTGAAGTCGAGGAAGTTCTCGCTGGCGCTGTCGATCAGCTTGTCGCCAAGTCCGGGAGAGACTTCAATCGGTCGAATGATGATCATGTCGTCCGCTCCGGCGGCAGCCCTTCGATGTCGAACTTCTCCAGAATATCACGCGACCGCTTCGCCTGGCGCACCAGTTGCATCTGCGTCTGGCGCTGGTCGGATCGCAGCCCGCGCACCTCTTCGCGGAGTGCCTGGATTTCCTGCACCGATCCGCCGCTGATTGCGGACATCAGATCACGGCTGCTGAGGATTCGACTCGGCCCCGTGGCTTCCAGTTCCGGCCCGCGTTCGCCGACCAGCCGCAGACCGCCCATGTGGATGCCGCCCTCGGCGAAGCTTGGAACGCCGCCCGCGTTCCGCACCTGCTGGCGTAGGCTTTCGATCTGGCTTCGGCTGGCGTAGCTGCGCGAGCCGAGATTGATGCCGACGTCCCGCAGTTGCGCCAGTTCAGTCCGCGTCCAGGTATTCTCTTCACCCAGCGCCAGCGGCCCGCGTGCTGCGAGCTGTCCAGCGGCCTGTAGCTTGCCGACCTCTGGCCCGGATGGTGCTTCTGCACCACCACCGATCGCCCCGCCAGCCGGTGGCCCGCGAGAGATCAAGCCAGCCAGCAGCGACTCCATCGAGGATAGCTCACCACGAGCCGCAGCCAGCCCACCGATAGCTGCGCTCAATCCTGAGATTGCTTCCTCAACCGACTTCACGCTGTTGTCGATGCCGAAGGCTGCGTCGACCATCCGCTGCGCTTCTTCCAGCTGCTGGCGTCCGATGTCGATCTGCTCGTCGATCTTGGCGATCTGATCCGCCGCGATCTGCTCCTCGACAGACAGCGCGAACTCGGCGTCGGTCTTGATCGACTCCAGCGTGTTTTGCGTCTTGACGAACTCGCGGGCGTAGTCAACAAAGCTGGCGAACAGCGACTCGCTCGGCGACGCCACGACATCCAGCGCCTGGCGCAGCGTGTCCTCGTCCACGGCATTGATGCCGGACGTGCGAGCCACCTCCAGCACGGCCTTGGCCATCTCGCGCTCGGCAAACGGCGTCATGGCGGAGCCGAGATTCGACCGCATCCGCTCCAGCGCGGAGTCGAGCATGTCGATGCGCGTGGTGAACTGCTGGTCAAGCTCGCGCTGACGATCCTCGATCTCCCGCCGCTGATCCAGCAGGTCTGCTTCCTGCGCCTCGACCGCACGACGCACCGCGTCGAAAGCCCGCGTGACGCGCTGCTCGGCTTGTGAGACGCGATCCTGAGCCGCTGCGACGCGCTCCTGCGCGTCTTCGACAGCGTAGATATACCGCAGGATGCCGCGATTCGCTTCCTCCGTCTGAGCAAGCTCACGACGCCGTAGGGACGCGGTATCGCCGATCAGGCGGAACGCCCGCTCTTCCAGTGACCGCCGCTCGCGGGTGATTCGGATTTCATCCTCCAGCGCGTACACGCGCTCCTGAATCTCGCGGTTGGCGGGTGACAGCTTGTCCAGTTCGCGCTGGCGTTGCAGCGTCAGGTCTTCCAGCCCATCGATGCTGGCGAGCTGGACTTTCAGTTCTTCCTCACGCGCTAGGATTTGATCCCGCTGTGCCCGCTCCTGCTGGCGCTTCTTCGACCCGCCGAACAGCCCGCCCAGCAGCGCGAAAGCCCCGATCCCGAGCGCGATCGGTCCAGCGGCGGCGGCCAGGCTGGACATGATCCCGCCGCTAGCAGCGGCAGTGCCCGCACCAGCGATTGACGTGGCACCGCCGAACAGCGGGATAGACGGCGCGGCAAATGCCGCTGGTGTCGCTGCCGCAGCAGCCGGTGCGCCGAAGCCGAGCAGATTCTTGAGGCCTTCGCCAGCGACTGATCCGACGATCTGGCCGCCGATCGATCCACCACCACCAGCGCCACCGCCCAGCACATTGCCCAGCGCCTTGCCGATCTGTGCTTTGGCAAACTCCGTGATGATCTCAGCCACCAGCCGCTTGGTGATGCCCATCACCGCGTCGGCGAAGCTGTCGAAGTCATCCATCCCATTGACCAGGAAGTCGGTGAACGCCGACTCCAGCGACGACATCGCCGATCCCCATGCGTCAGAGAACGGATCGGCCTGCGCGGTGGCCTCGGTGAACCGGTCTTTGGTCTGCGCCAGCAGCGCATCGAACTCGCCCTGGCCGATGACGCCAGCCTCCAGCGCGGTGGTGATCGTCTGGATGCTTTCGGCGTACTCTTTCGCTTCCGGACTGATCTGCTGGAGCGAGACGCGGAGCGCGTCGAGGTCAGACGCTACCTGCTGCTCGCGGGTGCGCTGCTCGCGGATGCGCGATTGTGCATCCAATTGCTGCTGCGTGGCGGTGAGATTGGCGCGGATCGCCTCAGTCTGTTTGCCGATGTCATCGGCACCAGCCGCCGCCAGCGCATTGATCTGCTCTTGCACGATCGCATTGATGCGCTGCTCGTTCGATAGCTGGCGATAGGCTTCCTCTGACTCGCGCAGTGCGGCGGTCAGCGCCTCCTGATTGCGGAACTCTTCATAGGACTCTTGCATGACCCGCGTGACCTGATCGATCACTTTGGCCAGTTCTTTTTCGGCGTCGCTCAGTTCGGTTGTCGCCACCGCCGCCTGCTCAGTGCGCCCGGTGTGCTGATCCAGCGCGTTGGTCAGCCGCTCAAGCTCCACCTCTTGGCGCTCAATTTCAACCGTCAGCGCGGCTTGGCGTCGCGTCTCTTCTTCGATGCGCTCGGCCTGCGCTTCACGCCCGAGGCTTCCGCCGCGCACTCGCTGGCCCTGCATCTGCTCCAGCCGCTGCTCCGAGGCCTCAATCTCAGCCCGCAGTTGCTCGATAGCACTGGTGCGCCGTTGAATCGCGGCAGGCAGCGCGACGCTCAGGTATTCCTTTTCGGCTTCGGTCAGGTTTCCGATCTTGCCGATCAGCTCATCGAGCGATCCGCTATAGCCGTCGGTGGCTTCTGCCGCGCTATCTGCTGCGCTCCGGAACATCGCCAGCAGGCTGACCACACCGAAGATCAGGCCAGCAGGCCCACCGAGGATGGTCAGCCCGCGAGACAGCAGCGTCGCACCAGCCGCAGCACCACGCAGGCCGAGCGCCAGTTGTCCGAGCGCCACCGCGCCACGGGTTGCCCAGCCAACCAGATTCATCGCCACCAGCAGCCCGACGACGCGCACCAGGTTGCCGATGATCTCGGTATTGTCCGCAGCGATCCGCAGCAGGTCAGTCAGCAGGCGGACGAACGCCGTCATCTCCGGCAGTAGCTGCGTGCCGACGCCGGAGCCGAGTTCAAACATCTGAGTCTGAAAACGCCCGATCTCCGCCGCCAAACTATTGGCCGCGTCCTGTGCGCCCTGGCCGAAGGCTGTCCGCATCTCAACCGCCAGCTTCGGCAGCAGGTCTTCGGCAAGAACTTCGCCTTGCTCCAGCATCTTGTTCAGTTCTTGCGTGGTGACGCCCATGGCGCGAGCGGCCATATTGAACGCACCAGGGATTCGCTCACCGAGCTGTCCGCGCAGTTCTTCCGCCTGTACGTTGCCCTTGCTGACCATCTGCTGGAGCGCGTTCAGAGCGCCTTCGGTCTGATCAGACGACAGGCCCAGCGCCCGCGACGCTTCCGCCACACCAATGAACACTTCGCGTGCGGCTTCGCCTTCCAGCGCAGTGCCCTTCGCCGCAGCGGCGAACTGCCCGAATTGCTTGCCGACCACCTGAAGATTAAAGCCCAGCCGGTCGGCCTCTTCGCGGAGAAAGTTCATCTCGGCAGCAGCACCGGCTGTGCTGCCGGTGGCGACCTTGAGCACGTTTTCCATCGCCTGCATCTGCATCGTCATCTGCGCCATTTCGCGGATGACGAGCGCCACGCCGAGCGATGCGAAGGCATTGCGAAGTGCGCCAAGCTCTGTGCCGAGGCCCTTGGTGGCTCGCTTGGCCTTGTCGGTCTGAGTCTGGTATCGGTTGAGGTCTGATCCGGCCTTCGCACCAGAGCGGCCCAGGCGGTCAAGATCGCGCGACGCCTTAACGACTTGGGTCGTGTCCGCCTTGATTCTGACACTGTTTAAATCAGCCACGGCGGACACCTCTCTGCTGCTGGCGGCGCTGCTGGAACGCCCGGAACTGGCTCAGAATCTTGCGGCCCACGCCTTCGCGATCGACGTGATCGGGATCGACCCACGGCGGCGGGCAGGTTGCTGCCTTGCCGCGTTCGTACTGATCGACGTAAGCCAGCGACAAGTCCCTCACCGCCTGCGCCTCGAACGGGTCAAGACTGATGCCCACGGCGTCCTGCCACGCCAGCAATTCCGCCCAAGATAGCGGCGAAAAGCCCATCCCAGAATGCTCGACCGGCCCAGCGGCGAACAGATATTCCACCAGCTCCGGCATTGGCCCCATCGGCGGGAGAGCGCCGACGTAACGCTTCCCCCGCTGCTCCCGCCCCTTCTCTGGCGTGCTGTCTAGCCATGCTCGGAACCTGACCCAGATTTTCGCGGCTTCGACGCCTTCACGATAAAAAAAGACCGATCCGCCTGGTGTTCATCGACTTGCTCCGCGATCCACGGGAACCGCTCGTAAAGCATCCGGGCATTGTCCTCGCTGAAGGCCAGCGTCTTGCCTTCCAGCTCGATATTGCCCCAGTCCAGCGTCTTCGCCACGCGGGAATCCATGGCCATGGCTTCGATCTCGTCAAAGTCGATTGACTGCTTCCCAGCCTGGCGCAGCTTGCGCCGCATGACTGACTGGCGCTGTTTGGCGATCTTGCTGTCAGGACCGGCTGACTTGATCCACGCGTCCATCGGCTCGCCAGTGCCCGGGTGCTTCAGCGTCAGAACCGCGCCCTGATCGGAACCTGCAATGCTGTCGAGTTCGTCTAGTTTCATGCTGTCGTTTCCTTTGCTGTCGGTGCTGTCAGTGTACAGGAAAAGAGCGGGACAGCGCGGCGACAGCGGACCGCGCCATCCCTACCGGCCAGGCCGGATTAGGTCGCCGCCACTTCCACGATGTCGGTGGTGATTTCGATCATGACGCTGGCGCTCGTGATCTGATCGACCGATCCGACGTTGGTGGTGTAGGACATCACGACACCGGCAAAGTACAACGTGGTGCCGTCCTGAAGCACGATCTCGAAAGCCACCGGATCGTCAGAGTCGAGCGCGGTGATGATGTCGGCCTGCCCGGTGTCGGTCGGGACGCGGGCAACAGTCATGGCCACCTGGCCGTCGTTGTAGCTGCCCTTGCGCTTGACCGTGCGGCGTGCGCCCAGCGGGTTGTGCGTGACCAGCGCGTATTCGCGGCCAAATTCGCCCAGGTCGGTGACTTCGCCGACAGCCGAGTAGGACAGCGCCCCGTAGCCGCTGGCGTCATAGGTGGCCGGGAGAGTGCTGCTGATGCCGATCGTCGTACCGGCAGACGTAAATGCTCCAGAAATGCTCATGATGAATTACCTCGCGCGAGTTTTGCTCGATAGCCGAGCGTAATGACGACAGAATACCAGCCGTCCTGTGCGGCCCCAGGTTGCCGCTGTTGGCTGGCAATGGTCGCTGCTTGGCCGTCGTATTCCACCAGCGAGCCAATCGGGAAAGCCCGGAATATCTCCTCAGCTTTCGTTTTCGCTGCAATCGCGCCAGTCCCGACCGGGTAGCGCAGGATTGCCTGAAATATGCCGTCGGTGATGTCACGGCTGCTCAAATCGTAGCCGGTCACGTCATTTGCCAGCGTGGACAGTTCGACGTAGGCGGTGCCCGTCGTCGGCGTGTAGGCGATATTCTCGTGTGCAATCGGCAGGCCGAACGCACCGTCAATGAACGCCTGCACGAACGCCTGGTCGATCCTAACGGCGGACACGACGCGCCTCCTGCTCCACGGTGCGCTCCAGCCGTGCGATATTCCGCCGCGCCATGCCGTCGCGTTCTTCCCAGACCTCGGCGTAGGGAAGGTTGTTCGACAGCCAGTTCACGCGCCCTGCTTGCACAGTCGCCAGCACATCGGCTTGCGCTGATCCACCTGGCGATCCCTGCGGCACAGTGTCCAGACGGTCGGTCTGCGTCGTCACCGGGTTGTCGAGTGAAACCTGCCAGTTTCCTCGCAGTCGCCCGGTATCAACGCGGGTGTCCCGGATGATCCCGTTGAACAGCTCCACGATGACTGCCCGTGTCACGGTGTCGAGGTCTTGCTTCAACGCCTTCGCGAACCGCTCGATGTCAGCTTGGAAAAGCTGCGGCGTACTCATGCCCGCACCCTCACAAAGTGCGCAAGGTCGGTGCCCGCTGGACTGCTGGTCTGCACCTCTTGAATGGCATACGTCGCACCGTCGATCGTCACCGTATCGCTCAATCGCGGCTCGATCTCGGTGGCGCGGATGACCAGTTCGCGGTCTGTGGACTGAATCCGCGTCCCGTCGATCAGGCTGTTCGGATACCGGCGCAGTGTGCCGACGGTTTCAATCGTGGTGGTGGTCTGCGTGCTCACGCCAGTCACCGGATCGATACCGCCACCGGTGATGCGGGTGAACGTGACCGTCTGCCCGAACCGCTCCAGCAGGTCAGACGCCACGCTTTGCATCCGATCGTAGAACGCGCTCATGACCGCTCCAGCACGATAGCCTGGCCACGGGTGATCTGTCGGATCAGCGCCATGGCCTGTGACTGGATGACGCGCTCGCCGACAACGGTCGGCTCGGCATACGCCACCTCGACAGCGCCATCGACCCGCTCCCGCGTGATGTGCTGGCGGTCGGTCCTGTTGTACAGGTCAACGCCACCGTTCAGATCCAACACCAGTTCCTTCTGTACCTGCTCGACCAGCGCCGGTACGGTCTCGTCGTCCGCCTCGTAGCCGCGAATGATTGCACCAGAGCGCGGCCATGCGAGCGCCTGGTCGGCGTCGGTGCGCGTGCCTCGATACCGGCCTTCCAGCGTCTCCATGTAGTCGGTGGCCTTGATCAGCAGCACGTCGGTGGCCGCCGTATCAGCGAGCGTCACACCACGCTCCGCAGCGTAGGCAATCGCGGCAGCGCGGGTGATGTAGCTGTTCGTTCCGACTGTAATCGTCATGCCCGCTGCTCCCATCGTGCCCGGAATAGGCCTTCCGCGTCCGCCGTGTTGATGCTGTTGATGCGGATATAGTACGTGCCCGCAGGGAAGCCCAGCGGCAAATCCTCGCTGGCGCTGATTTCGTTCGCCTGCGTTGCCGGGCTGCCTGCGTTCAGCAGCAGCACATCCACCACCGTTCCGCCGGTGTGCGTACCGCCAGCCGCCATGGTGACGCCAGCGGCAACGCTCGGTGCCTCGCTCATGCCGTTGGCTGGCAGGATCGGCAGTGGCGTGCTGAAAGTACCGCCCTCGGTACCGCCGACCACAAGCTCGATGCTGCACTCGCCGAGAATCAGCACAGCGCCGAACGTCTGCACGATGGTGTCACCAGTCGCCACTACCTTGATGACCTCGGTGGCGTCCGGCGCAATGTCGAACTGCCGGAACGTGTAGAACTCGCGGCCCTCGTAGAACGCCGTTGATCCCACGTCGGTCTTCAGCCGCCGCGTACCCTGACGCTCGCTCGTCAGCATGTCTGACGGCGTTCCAGGCAGCGTGTACCAGTCAGCGACCACGATAGCCCCCAGCGCGGATAGCGCGGCCCTGGCGTTCAGCCTTCGCCTTGGCTCCCGGCCCGGTGTAGCAGGCTCCAGACTGGCCCCACTTCCAGCCGCGCTTTCCGCCCTTCTGGCATCGCTGTGCAGGCATTAGTCAATCGGGCTAGGCCCGTCCTCCCTGCTGGTGGCTCCAACGCAGTGCCAATCCGCACGCGCCAGATCATTCGGTGTCAGTCGATCCCGAGCGCCGGATGCAATGCCAGCGGATCGAGCGCAATACGCATTGCCAGCCTCGGTGCCAGGCCTGACGGTTGCGCCCTCTTGGCCGAAGTTGATCACGCGGCCCTCGGCAGTGACCGCAGCCTTTTTCTTGCCCTGTGCGTTGCTGGAGCGGATCGTGACGATCTGGCCCTTGATCCGGTAACGCTTGCCGATTTCGAGTGGCATTAGGATTGCTCCGGGTCTAATGGCGACTCGATCCCGAACAGCGCGTCCATCTGCTCGTCAGTGTAGCCCATCGCCTCACCAAGCTGAATCAGGTCTGGGTGCATCCGATCAAACGTGCTGCTGTCATCCCACATGATCTGGATGTTCCGAGGCCACGATGGATACGCGGCTTCGATGTCGTCAAGGTACCCTGCGGCGAGAAGCGCCAATTTGAACTGCGCCCGAGAAAGACTGGCGGCAGCGCGTTGGTTTTCCTTTCGAGCAACCTCGCGCTCTTCTGGAGTGCCAGCCGGTTTGCGGGTGTATTGGGTTCCGTCGAATTGCCAGTCGGTATAGCCGAGCGGCGCATCGCCTGATGCCGTGACGTGCGGATAGATGCCAAGCACTGCGAGCGCGGCTGTGTCTTCGCGCTTGATCAGCGGCGCTGTCGGGGTCAGCATCCCGTCATGCTGGACGTGGCGCGGCGGGGTTTTGTGAGATTGGGTAAGATATTTCATTATTGCGCCACTCCGTTTAATGTGATTGTCCACCCGCGAGACTTAAGATTCGTAACCGCTGTCGATACCGATGGCGTACCCGTGCCTGCGTCATAATCGATTGTGATGTCAACGCCAGAAGCAGGGGCAGACTGACCTGATGTGTCAAGGCTATTTAGGATGTTCTCTACCGATGTGGCGGTGAGTGATGAACAACCGTCCCATGCGTTTACGAAACAGTTATCGACAGGTGTACCTGTCCAGCTATCAAAGAAGTTAGCTGGGAAAGATGTAAGCGATGAGCAGTTGCGCCATGCTGCCTGAAAATACGTCCCACTGGATGTGTTAATTAGAGGGAATGATGTGAGTGAGGTGCAGTTGAGCCATGTTTCTTTAAAATTCGTCCCACTGGATGTGTTAATCAGAGGAAACGATGTGAGAGAGGAGCAGCCGTCCCATGCTTGAACAAAATTCGTCCCGCTGGATGTGTTAATCAGAGGAAAAGATGTGAGTGACGAGCAGTCGCCCCATGCTAAACTAAAATTCGTCCCACTTGATGTGTCGATCAGAGGAAACGATGTGAGTGACGAGCAGGCTAGCCATGCTCGACTAAAATTCGTCACGCTGGATGTGTCTAGCAGAGGGAAAGAGGTGAGTGAGGTGCAATTGCGCCATGTTTCTGTAAAATTCGTCCCGCTGGAGGTGTCGATTAGAGGAAATGACGTGAGTGAGGTGCAATTGCGCCATGCAAAAGAAAAACTCGTCCCGCTGGAGGTGTCGATCAGTGGAAACGATGTAAGCGATGAGCAGCCTTCCCATGCTAAACTAAAATTCGTCCCACTTGATGTGTCGATCAGAGGAAATGACGTGAGTGATGAGCAGCCGCGCC